ATTTAAGAAATACTAGGAGTAGTTTGAAATAGTCTGAAATAGTGGGGTGGAGGCGCGAGCCACATTCGATAACCCAATAAAATCAATAAGTTAAAAATATAATACCTCTATAAAACCCTACACATCGGACGTGTAGCGCGTAATACCTTTTCGAGTATTTTCAAGCATTGCATACCTCTCACTGCGTCTATAGTATTTCTCAAAATTGACGCATTGCATAGGAATTATCAAAATGCCTAACCCAAAAGCAAAACCCATAGCGGACTTAGAAACTCGCACCGATTTAGCGCCTAGAGAGGCACACAGACTACTTGGCGTAGGCTACACGACCTATTCCCAGTATCGCACTGCGTCAAGACCTCTACCTGACTATATTAAAAACAGCATTCAAGCCATGCTTTTGTTACGCAGCTCAGAACTTAACGCCATGATTAAACAGCACGTTTACGCTAAGGCAGAGCTATGACTAGAGTGAGTAAAAATGCTGAATATGAAGGGCTAGATGCCCTCCCCAAAAGTGTTGCGGGAGAAGACACAGACTCGCTCATATTCCAAGGCGCTAATATCAGTCAGCTAGCCCGCATGTCAGGACTGGATGACCGAACTGTTAAAGAGCGGATTTTAGGCAAGGTACGCCCCGTAGGCTCTCGCAGCGGCTATAAGGTTTTCAACATCATCGACGCAGCTCAGTACCTACAAAAAGAGAAAACTGCCGCCCGCTTGGCCGGAGTGGATATGAAGACTTTTTGCTCTGAGTTCATCGCGCAGATGGAGACTGCTAGCGACTTACCTCTGCCCGTTCGCAACGCATACTACCAAGGTCGCCTGACTAAACTAGAGTTTGAAGCAAAGCAGGGCTCGCTTGTGCCTTTAAGTCTCGTTAAGGACGTTACAGGAGCCGCACTAAAAGCGATTCGCGAGCAAGTGTTGTTGACAAGAGACCGAGTTGAGCGAGAAATCCAACTTACTAAAGCAGTCAAAAGCATCATCACGTCTGAACTGGACGGCCTAATAGCGAATATGCAGACGGCGATTCTGTCCGAGTTTCCTGAGCCTACTGCAATGCAGGCTGACGGCGTTGATGACGAACTGGCCGCGCAAATCGACCTTGAGGAAAATCACCACCTAAGAGACGCGCAAAATGAGCTATAACGCTCGTAACGTTTTAATCAATACTTGGAGAGAGCTGAGCGAGATTTTTAACCCGCCCGAGCGTCTTCGCGTATCTCAGGCCGCAGAAAAGTATCGCTATCTAAAAAACCAAGGGTCGTATGTAGGCCCATGGAAAAACACGATTGCTCCGTACATGGTCGAGCCCATGGATGAGCTGAACAACCCCGACCTTAGCGGAATCGTTTTTGTCGGCCCCGCTCAGTCAGGCAAGACGGATGCGCTCATCATCAACTGGATTACCTATAGCGTAATGTCCGACCCAATGGATATTATTGTCTACTCGCCATCAATGGCCGCGACACGCGACTTCTCGGTTCGGAGGGTAGACAGGCTTCATCGTCATAGCCCGCAAGTAGGCGCTAAACTGCGCACCGAGCGCGATGCTGATAACAAGTTCGATAAGCACTACGTCAACGGCATGATGCTAACGCTCTCTTGGCCGTCTAGCACCGAGCTCGCTGGCCGCCCGCTGCCGCGCGTTGCGCTGACCGACTATGACCGAATAGACGATGACATCGACGGCGAAGGCTCCGCGTATGACCTAGCCACGAAGCGTACTACGACTTTCGGCAGCCATGGCATGACGCTAGCTGAGTCTAGCCCTTCTCGCGAAATCACAGACACTAAATGGATTGCTAAAACGCCTCACGAAGCCCCGCCGACTACAGGCATTCTCGCGCTCTACAATCGAGGCGACCGCCGCCGCTACGTTTGGCCTTGCCCGCACTGCGAGACATACTTCGAGCCCAATTTCTCAATGCTCAAATGGGAGACTCTGAGCGACAATCTATCCAGCGCTGAAACAGCCCGGATGATTTGCCCTCACTGCCAAGGCGAGATTGTGTCTGATGACCGCCAAGAAATGAAGCTTTGGGCGACATGGCTGAAAGACGGCCAAACAATGCATAAAGGCCATAAAGTCGGCACACCCATTCGGTCATCAATCGGTAGCTTTTGGTTAAACGGCGTGGCCGCATCGTTCGCTACTTGGAAAAAGCTAGTCGAAACGTATCTTGCCGCTAACGATGAAATGATTAAGACGGGTTCGGAAGAGGCGCTTAAAAAGTTCTACAACACCGACTTAGCAGAAATCTACATACCGAAAAGTATGGAGAGCGAGCGCTTGCCTGAGATACTGAAATCTCGCTCAGAGCTACTAGGGGATAAAGTTGTGCCTGAAGGGGTGCGGTTTTTGATTGCAACCGTGGACGTTCAGAAAAATATGTTTGTGGTGCAGATTCAAGGCATTTCTCCCGGGGAGCCATGCGACATCACAATCATCGACCGTTTTAACGTGTTTAAGTCAAAACGCGAAGACGAAGACGGCGAGCGCTACTGGGTTAAGCCTGCCTCATACGAAGAAGACTGGGATGAGCTTATCGAGCACGTCATCGAAAAAGACTACGAACTAGGCGACGGTTCAGGCAGACGCATGGCTATTAAACTCACTCTCTGCGACTCAGGCGGCCGCGATGGCGCGACTACCAATGCGTACAACTTCTATCGCAAGCTCAAAAAACTTAACAAGCACGGTCGATTCCAGCTCGTTAAAGGTGAAGGCAAGCCGGACCAAGTGAGGGTTCGTATTACCTATCCTGACTCTGACCGCAAAGACCGCAACGCAGGCGCTCGCGGCGACATACCCGTCATGATTATCAATACTATCTTGGTAAAAGACGCTTTGAGCGGGCGACTAGACGTGACTCAGCCCGGAAAAGGCATGATTCGATTCCCCGAGTGGTTGCCTGACAGTTTTTATGGAGAGCTTTGCGCGGAGTATCGAGATTCAAAAGGATGGCATAACCCAAGTCACGTCAGAAATGAGGCTTGGGATTTACTTGTTTATTGTTTAGCCGCAACGTTCAGCAAAATAATCCACACAACGCTAATAGACTGGACTACAGCAAATACGTGGTATAGCGACTGGGCTACCAACAACATGGTACGTGAAAAAAATAAACCGAAATTGTTTGCAACTCCTGAAAAATTGGATTACGATTTCGGCAAATTAGCGAAAGAGCTGGCATGACGGCAGAAGAATTACAACTTTTAGTTGAAAAGATAACCGAAGCAGAGGCGTCTTATCACCAGCTCTTAATGGGAAACAAGCCGCGCGTGTTTGTAGACCAAAACGGAGAGCGAGTAGAGTTCGTAGCCGCTAACTCGAATAAGTTGTATTTGTACATTCAGAGCCTTAAAGCGCTTCGCGATGCTCAGATTGCTCCGACTACTTTCGGCCCTATTGGCCCAGCGAGCTTCTTTTTCTAAATATGAATCCTATCATCACAGAAAACACTAAACCTGAAGTCTCTGCCATTGGCGGAGCCTTAGAGGGCGCAGAACGTACTAGCCGCGAGACCGCTTTATGGTCGCCGTCAATGGGCTCAGCCGACCGCATCATTAACACCGCTAAACCAATGGCCGATGCGCGCAGTCGCGACATGGTACAGAACGACGGCTACGCCCTTGGCGCTGTAGCCATTCACAAAGATAGTATCGTAGGCACTCAGTTCCGTCTAAACGCTAAACCAGCCTACAAAGTGCTTGGCGTATCGGCCGAGTGGGCTGAGGAATTTCAGCAAATAGTAGAGGCAAGATTTGCGGTAATTGCAGAGTCCGAAGAGTGTCACCTAGACGCTTCAGGCACTCAAACCTTTACAGGCTTAATCCGCCAAGGCACAGGCGGCTTTGTGATGTCAGGCGAAGTGCTAGGCTCTTCTGAGTGGCTACGCGACCCTCGCCGCCCGTTCAAAACTGCCGTGCAACTAATCTCTCCTGACCGCCTAAGCAACGCCAACGGGGTAAGCGACACTCAGTTTCTTCGCAGAGGTATTGAAAAAGACGTAAGAGGTCGCCCGCTATTCGCGCATATCCGTAACGGACACCCTAGCGATGGCTACGGCGTTGACAACTACACATGGTCGCGAGTGCCTTTTAAAAAGCCTTGGGGCCGCACTCAAGTCTTCCACATTATCGAACGCTTACTGCCTGACCAAAGCAGAGGCATCAGCGACATGGTTTCTGTGCTTAAACAGATGCGCATGACTAAAAAGTTTCAAGAGGTTACGCTGCAAAATGCGGTTATCAACGCTACATACGCTGCGGCCATTGAGTCAGAGTTACCATCAGGGGAGGTGTTTGCCGCACTAGGCGCGAACAACTCTAACGGCATCCCGGGCGGGATGATGGAATATTTCAAAACATACATGGGCGCGATGTCTACATACCTAGACAGCTCTAAAAACATCGCGATTGATGGCGCTAAGATTCCGCACCTATTCCCCGGCACTAAGCTGAACATGCAACCCGTCGGCAACCCGGGCGGCATCGGTTCCGAATTTGAGCAATCGCTTCAGCGCTACATCGCTGCGTCTCTTGGCGTGAGCTACGAACAGTTTACCCGCGACTACACTAAAACGAATTACAGCTCCGCCCGTGCGTCGATGAATGAGACATTTAAGTTCATGCAATCGCGCAAAAAGAACGTTGCTGACCGCATGGCTAACATCATCTACGCCCTATGGCTAGAAGAAGACATCGCTAACGGTAATCTACCACTACCGCCGGGCAAACGCCGCGCATGGTTTTATGAGCCGGGCGTGAAAGACGCTTTAGTTCAGGCCTCATGGATTGGCGCAAGTCGAGGTCAAATCGACGAAATGAAAGAGACTCAAGCGGCTATTCTGCGCATCCAGTCAGGGCTTTCAACATACGAGCTTGAGTGCGGTCGCTTAGGCCACGACTTCAGAGATATTTTCGAGCAACGCGCTCGCGAAGAAAAACTTATGAAGACTTTTAATTTGAGCTTTTCAAGCGAAACGTCTAAACCGCAAGTACAGAAAAAAGACGAGACTATCGACGCAAAAGAGGACACTCAAGATGAGTAAACAGCTCGCAAATACTATCTCGGGCGTTCTAAACGGTAAACTGGCGCTGATTGCGCCAAGCTACGTTGTGCGCATTGAAGAATACCTTAAACTCTTTGCCGCTCTAGCAGGCACAGACGAAAAAGATAACCAGTCTGAAGCGCGTCAAGAAATGATGGCGACATACGGCTACGGCGACTAC